GAGAAGTCCGTCGCCGCGCGCGTGGGTGTCGATCGCGATGCGGAACTCAAGGCGCTTCGCGAGGCTCTGTCGCGTTCGGAAGCAGAGAACGCGGAGCGCCTGGAGATGGTCAACGCCCTGGAGGCGCGCGTGCGCGACCTTCAGCATGAACTCGTCTCCCTGCACTCGCATCGCGAGCGCATCGCGGAACTCGAGTCCATCGTCGCGCAACAGCGCGCGGAGATGGACGCGCTCACGATGCCTGCCAAGGCCCCTGACAGCCCCAGCAAGGGCGGCAACCGCAACCGATGACGTGAGGGCGCACCGTGGCGACGACATGGACGGCAACCACCTTCAAAGCGCGCTACACCACCTTTTCTGCCACGGCAGACAGCGTGGTCACGGCTGCGCTTGCGGAAGCCGACCGTCGTACGTCGCCACGGTGGGGCGATCGCCGCGAGGATGCCATCGCGCTCCTCGCGGCGCACAACCTCTCGGTTGAGGCGGGCGGCATGTCCTCGCGTTCAGACAGCGAGGGCGGGGAGCCTCAGTCCACCTACATGACGACGTTGACGTTGATGCGTCGTGAGCGTTTCGGCGGTCCCTACACGGTCGGGCAGACCGTGACAGGTCTCATCACGTGAGCGCCAAATTCACCGACACCGATCTCGGCGCGGATGCCCTCGCGCGATGGATGCGCGACGCGGGGCGCAAGACCGTCCGCGTTGGTGTACTGTCCGACAGTCCGAAAAAGGACAAAGACGGAGAGGAAACCGGAATCTCTCTCGTTGAAGTCGCCGCGGTGCATGAGTTCGGAGCGCCCTCCGCGGGTGTGCCGCAACGCTCGTTCGTCCGCGCGACGGTGGACGCGGAGAGCGCTGAGATCACGCGACTGCAAGAGACCCTTGGCGCGCAGATGCTCAATGGTCAGGTGACAGAGGATCAAGCCCTGAGCCTCATCGGCGCGAAGGTTGCCAGCATGATGCAAGCGCGCATCACCACCAACATCCCGCCGCCTTTGAAGCCTGAGACGGTCGATCGCAAAGGATCGAGTGTGGCGCTTGTGGACACGGGGCAGTTGAAAGCGAGCATCACGTTCGCGGTGGAGAGTGGGGAGTGAACCACACTCTCATCGAATCCGCGCTCTGCGCTCTCGCGTCCGCGATCACGGGCGTTGAGTCTGCGCTCTGTGTCTTCCAGAACGCTGCGCGACCGCGCCACAACGGCACGCTGGTCACGCTGTCCTGGGTAGGCATTCGAGGCGTTGGCACCGACGAGACCGAATGGACGTACGCCGCGAACGCAGACCCTTTGCTGGAGATGACCCCGACCGTCAAGGGTCAGCGCGGCGCGACGCTGCAAGTCACGATTGAGAGCACCGATCAACGCCCTGGCTACACCGCGCACGCCATCGCAGACAGGGCGCGCACGCGCCTCTACCGCCCGTCCTCGCTGGACGCGCTTGCTGCCGTTGACCTCGCGCTCGCGACGGTGGGCGACACGATCACAACCGACTCGAAAGTTGACGGGCGCTGGATCTCGCGTTGTACGTTCGATGTGCGATTGAACGGTCTCGCGAGCGAAGCCGATCTCGACGGGCGCGTTCCTTACATCGCTGAGGTCGTCGCCACCGCGACGATCACGCGCCCTGACGGCACCAGCATTGACACCGACATTCAACCCTCTCTCAGTGGGTAATGGGTAACGACTCATGAGCTTCCTGACCGATCTCGTCAACATCAACATCTCGACGCGCACGCGCACTCCGACGCAACAGGGGTTCGGAACGCCTCTCATCGCGGCGTATCACACCCTCTACGCGGATCGCGTGAAGACGTACTCGTCGCTGGGCGGGCTCATCACCGACGGGTTCAAGACCACGGATCCCGTCTACAAGATCGCTCAGTCGCTTCTCGCGCAAGACCCTTCGGTGCGATCGTTCAAGGTCGGGCGTCGCGCGCTGCCCTATACCCAGGTTGTTGACCTGACTCCGACCGCGCTCGCGCCCGCCGCGAGTGAGGTCTACACGGTCAAGGTTGGCGGCTTGGAGGCATCCTACACCGCGGATGGCACCCCGACCGTCGCGGAGGTCTGCACGGGGCTCGCGACCGCGATCAACGCGCTTGCGGACGTGGATGCGATCCTCGCGAGCGGTGGCGCCTCTGCCATCGCGGATCAGACCATCTCCGGCGCTGCGCTCAACGGTGTGGTGGGCTATCGCGACATGACGGTCGCGCGCAAGATCACGCTGGTACTGAGCTCGCACGCGGACTGGGGCGCAACCACCGCGACGCTGACGGGTCTCGACGCGGACGGGAACAGTCAGAGCGAGAGCCTCACCATCCCGAACGGCGGCAACTCTACCGTCACCAGCACGAAGCGCTACAAGCGCGTTGTCAGCCTCGTCATCCCCGCGCAGTTGGGCACGGGCGGAACGTTCACGATCGGTGTTGCGGCGCCTGTGACCGCGGACGGTTCGAGCAACACGAAGGTTGCGTGTACATCCTCCGCGGGCGAACTGCACTCGTTCGAGGTGATGACCTCCAGCGCGGGCGTTCTCAACCTCGCGATCAAAGACCAGACGACGGACCCCGGCATCGCGACGGATCTCGGCAACATCCTCGCGGCGGATGGTGAGTGGTACTGTCTCCTGCTTGACTCGCAGTCTCAGGCAGAGGTTGCGACGGCATCGACGGGCGCCGCCGCGTGGGTGGAGTCCAACAAGAAGATGATGGTTGCTCAGACCGCCGATGCGGGATGCCTGAGCGGCTCAAGCATCACTGACGTGATGTACGTGATGAAGGCCGCGGGCTACGCGCGCACGGCGCTCATCTTCGCGCCGGGGCTCTACGTGGAATGGCCCGCCGCCGCATGGGCGGGTCGATGCCTTCCGCTCACGCCGGGGAGCGAGACGTGGGCGTTCAAGGATCTCAGCGGCGTGACCGCGTGCGCTCTCACGGACACCCAACGCGCCGCGCTGGACGCGAAGAACGGGAACTACTACACGGGCATCGCGGGGCTTTCGATCACGTACCCCGGCAAGAGCGCTTCGGGCGAGTGGATCGACGTGGTTCGATTCGTCGATAAGCTCAAGGCGCGGATGCAAGAGCGCATCATCGCGGTGCAGGTCAACAACGATAAGGTTCCGTTCACGGACGGCGGCATCGCTTCCGTCGTGGCGGAGATTCGCGCGGAGCTTCAGGCGGGCGTCGATGCGGGAGGGCTCGCGAGCGATCCGAAGCCCGTTGTGTCCTACCCTCGCGCGTCGGAGGTCTCCTCGGTCGATCGCGCCGCGCGACGACTCACGGGCGTGACCTTCTCCGCGCGCCTCGCGGGCGCGATTCACGCGGTGGAGATCACCGGCAACATCACGGCCTGAGCACGCAACGCGAACTGTCCGACAGTGAAGCCGAAAGACAACTGACATGGCAACGAAAACCTACGACTCGAATCAAGTCAGCGTCACGTTCGCGGGGCGTCCCATCTCGTCGGGTCGCGCGGATGGAGAGTTCGTGAGCATCGAACTGAACTCTGAGACGTTCACCCGCAAGGTCGGCGCGGACGGTGAGGTCACTCGCTCCAAGAGCAACGACAACACCGCCACGATCAAGATCAAGGTCATGCAGACCAGCGATGGTCACAAGGTTCTGATGCAACTTCACGCCCTCGCGCGTGCGAGCGTCAACGGTTCGGATGTCGGCGCGTTCGAGCTCATCGACCGCAACGGCAACGTTCTGGAGCGCGCCACGGAGTGTTGGATTGAGAAGGCTCCCGCGTCATCGTTCGGGAAAGAGGCTGCGGAGCGCGAGTGGACGCTCTGTGCGGCGGATCTCATCCGTGAGGTCGGGGTGTAGTCATGCTGGAGATCCAGGCGCAACAGAAGACCATCGGTGACGTGACCTACTTCGTCACGCCTCTCGCCGCGGGCGCGGCGCTCAAGATGGCGGCGCGCATCGCCCGCATCATCGCGCCTGCCATCTCGGAAGTGAGCACCATGACGGAGGTCAAGGGCGCGCTGGGCAGTGCGCTCGTTGACCTCATCGAATCGCTGGACGATGCGACGGTGGAGTATCTCTACACCACGCTCGCGCCGTCCACGCGCGTGATGATCGCGGGGAGGTCTCTGGATCTTGGTGCGGTGTTTGATGAGCACTTTCGCGGGCGCGTGCGCGAGTGCCTGGAGTGGCTTCGGTTCGCGCTGGAGGTCAACTTCGCCCCTTTGGTCGAAAGCCTCTTGAAAGAGGCAGACCAAGCGGAAAGTGTCGCGAAGTCGTGATGAAGGTGCCCGGTCACGTCGCGTGGCCGGTGCATCGCATCGCAACGTCCGGATACTACCGCGATAGCCTCGTTGAGATCATGACGCGCTGGTCTCTGTCGGATGTGGTCGATGCGAACGAAGTGATCGACGCGCTGGAAGATGTGAAGGCTCAACTGTCGGACTGATGAGCGTGTGAGTTGAATAGCGGGTGATGTCATGGCGGGTGAGGCGCTTCGCAGGGTGTTCGCAGAGTTCGGGATCAAGTGGAAGTCCGATGATCTCGACAAGGGCACCAAAAAGGTAGACAACGCCGCGAAGAGCGTTCGCGCGTTCGCCACCGATGGCGTCGCAGACACGCTCAAAGCGAAGCTGTCCGGCATCTCGCCCGCGCTGGGCAAACTCTACGAGAAGTTTGAGAAGCTCGGTCCCAGCGCGCAGCGCATGGCGCGTCAGGTTCTCATCGCGGGCGGCATCCTCGGAACGGCTGCGGTCGCACTCCGCAAAGCGTTCGAGTTCGCCGATGAGTTCGCTGCGAAGGCGGAAGAGCTGAGGGATACTTCGCGCGACCTCCGCATGACCACGACGGAACTCCAAGAGTTTCGCTATGCGGCGCTGCAATCGGGCGTCGGTGTCGATCGCATGGGGAGTGCGCTACGGAAGTTTCGCGGCGACCTGAACCAAGCGGAGCGATGGGGCAACGGAACGACTTGGATGCTGCGACGCCTTGGCGTCCAGGTGCGTGACGGCACGGGACGTATTCGCCCGATGGCAGACCTGATGGGCGACCTCGCGGTCGCGTTCGATCGCGTGCCGAATCCTCTCCGACGCACACGGTTGGCCGTCAGGCTGTTCGGTGAAGACGGTCGCCGGATGCTGGACGTACTCCATTCCGGCCCCGGCGGTCTCGCAGCTCTTCGCGACGAGATGGATACTCTTGGCGGTGTGAGCGAGGAGGCTGCTCAGGCATCGCGCGAATACACGATGGCGCAGACTCGCTTGACCACGGCGGGCGATGGGCTGCGCAGCGTTCTCGCGGTGAGTGTGTTGCCCGCGCTAACGTGGATGGTCACGAAAGCCAAAGACCTCGCGGTAGGGCTCATCAAGCTCACGAAGGGCACGTATCTCGTCAAGGTCGCAATGGGGCTGCTTGCGGTGGCAGGCGTCGCCGCGGGGCTCAAGTTGATTGCGGTGTGGGGGCCTGCGGTGCTCCCGTTCGTGATCATGGCGGCGAAGATCGCCGCCGTTGTGCTCGTCATCGAAGACCTCGTAACCTGGATCAACGGCGGTGATAGCGCGATCGGTCGGTTGATTGACCGCATCTTCGGTCTGGGCACATCCGCTCAGGTCGTGCGCGAGTTGAAAGAGGACTGGCGCATCATCGCGGACTGGATCACGAAAGCGGCGGAGGCTCTCGCGCGCTTCACAGGGGCGGCGGAGAGCCCCGCAGTCGCGCGGCTGGGTCAACCCCTCATCAACGGTCGCCGTGTCACTCCCGGGGCACGTAGGACGCCGCAAGAGATGTCGCCGGAGGCTCAGCGCATCCTCGCGAACGCGGGCGTTGCATCGGGACCGGGACCGCGGGCGGTGGCGCCCGTGTCGTCGCTGGTGCAGCCCGTGACACAGACCGTGCAGCGCGCGGGCGACAACAACGTGTTTCACATCTCCACCAATGACCCGCGCATCGCGGCGCGCGAGGCGGTGCGGCTGATGAACGAACAGCGGTCGCGCGAGCGAGACGCGGCACACCCTGTCGCGGCGGATGACTAGCCTATGGTGCTCCTCGAATGGACAGACGGCTTTTCCTACGCGATCGGCATCGACGCTGCGACCATGTATGGTTTTGAGCACACCGCGGAGACCACGGATCACGTGGTCGATTCCGGCGCTCAGGTGACGGATCACATCCGCTCGAATCCATCCACAGGCACCGTAGAGGGCATCATCACGAACAGCCCGCTTCGCGCCCTCGCGCCAACGCGCGACCGGACTGCGGGTGTTCGCGCAGTCAAACTGTCCGACGGTAGCAGCGTCAACGTGAACGTGTGGGATATCGAGTTTGACCGGGTGCGGCAGACGGACGAGCTGTTTCAACAGTTGATGGATGCTCGTGCGCTGGTGCGACTCACCACAGGCTTTCGCGTGCTCGAAAACCTCGCGGTCGTGCGCTACAGCGTGAAGAAAGACGAGACCACGGGCAACAGCGTCGCGGTGGCGTTGGAGTTCAAACAGATTCGCTTCGCAGTGAGCCAGCGCGCGACCGTGACTCCCATCGTGCGTCGCGCGATCCCACCGCAACAGCGGGGCGCACAACCGACGGATAACCGCTCGGTTCTCGCGCGAGGCATCGACATGGGCGCGGAGCGGTATCGCGGTCTCTTCGGAGGGTAACGAATGGCAACCACCGCAATCCCCTGCACTCCCAACGGTCAAAGCGAGTGGACGCAACGCACGCAACTGTCAGGCGTCGAATACCTCTTGACCTTCCGATGGTCGCAGCGTGTCGGACAGTGGTCACTGAGCATCGCAGACGCGAACGCAGCGCCCCTCTACACCGGCATCCCTCTCACGGTGGGCACGCGGATGCTCCCCTACTACGCGGGCGTGCGCGTCATCCCCGGTGTGATGGTGGTTGCGGATACGAGCGTGGACGGTCTCACGGGCGATCTTGACCCTGGCTTTGATGACCTTGGGGATCGCTTCCAACTGCTCTATTACACGCGAGATTGACCAGTGGCTAGACTGTTCAACCGCGTCTGGCGCTTGCAGCTCGGTGAACTCGTCACCGAAGACCTGGACATCAGTTTCAAGATCACGCGGCATCTCGGAGCGACTCCCGGTGTTGCAGAGATTGAGGTCTACAACCTCAGCGAGACCCATCGACGCGCGTTCCGTCCGTCGCCCTCCGGATGGCTCCGCGTGTTCTGTCAGTTGGACGCGGGGTTCGAGGGTTCGCGGTCGATGCTATTCAGGGGTGACACGCGACGAGTGCTCAGCGCGCGCGACGACGTGAACTGGACAACCACCGTGACCGCGGGCGACGGGGAGCACGCAATCCGCAAGGCGCGCGTCGTGGCTGCGTTCGCGCGCGAGACGCCTATGGCCATCGTCGTGCGCGAGCTCGCGCAACAGATGGGCATCGGAGAGGGCAACCTCGCGAGCGTGACGGATGCTCTGGGCGCATCGGCGAGAGCAGGCACGGTGCTCCATGGTGCAGCCGCGCAAGAGCTGACACGGCTGTGCAGTCAGTCCGGGCTTGAATGGTCGGTGCAGGATGGCGTGTTGCAGTTCTTGCGCCGCGGGCGAGGACTGGAGCGGCAAGCCATCACGCTGGACAGTGAGACAGGTCTCATCGGCAATGTCGAGCGCGCGGGATGGAGGCGCATCAAGCTCAAGGCGTTGCTCCAGCCTGACCTTGTGCCCGGGCGAAAGATCGTCGTCGATTCGTCCACCGCACAGGGTGAGTACCGCATCACGCACGTCGAGTATCACGGCGAGACGCGAGGCGCGGACTGGCACGCGGAGATTACCGCGCGAGAGATTGCGCTGGATGCGTCGTTGATCGTATGAGGTCATAAAAACACATGTCGCGTGATGTAGAGCCGAACCTTGAGCAGCTGATGCGCGCGTGGCTGGACCGCCATGAGATCGAACTCCGCGGCCCGATGCCGGGGCGCATCGAGTCTTACGACCCCGCGACCCAGACCGCGAACGTGCAGCCCATGTTGCGGCTCCCGGTGCCTCAGCCCGATGGGAGCACAACGCAAGAGGATCCGCCGATCATTCCGTGTGTGCCTGTGCTCTTCCCGCGCGTGGGGGCGTGGTTCATGTCACTGCCTCTCGCGGTGGGAGACTACGTGCTTTTGTTGCCGTGTGAGGGCGATTGGTCGCGCTGGTGGAGTGGGGCGGGCGCACTGTCGGACGTGGATGATCTGAGACGCCATCACCTCGCGCATTGCGTCGCGTTGGCTGGGTTCTTCCCTGAGCGTCATGCGCTCACGCACACACTCGACGCGGGCTCATCGGGTGGACAGCCTACGGGGCTCGTGATCGGCTCGGACAGCGCGAACGGGGCGCGCATTCAGCTTCGCGCGAACGGCAACGCGGAGATCGTGACGGGCGGCAGTGGCGGCGCTCAGGTCACGGTCAAGCCTGACAAGGTTGTGGAGATCAGTCAGAACGGTAGCGTGGTGGCGCGCATCGACGCCGATGGAATCGTGCATCTCGGCGGAGTCGCGGGCGATCTCGTCGCGCTCGCGCACATCGTGAACAGCAACTTCGCGACGCTGCGCAGTGACTTCAACAGCCACACGCACAACCTTATCGCTCAGCCTGTGACGAACGCGACGCCCGCGGCGCCTGGACCTGTGACAGTTTCAGGCGTCACGGCGATTCCGACGCCGTTGCTGGTGACGTTCGATGATGTCGCGTGTACGAAGGTGAAGGCGCACTAACGCCTAGATGTCCGTGCGGCATCCGGTGTAATTGATGGTCGATTCGCAGCCGTTCACCGCGTCGCCGTCGCAGTTGTATCGACCCGCCGCGCATCGCCCCGTACACATGCCGTTGCGGCACGCGGGAAGAACGTAGCGTGCCGCGTTGCCACCGCACCGCGGACCATCGCAGCCCCCGCAGTGGTCAGGGTCCGTCATGGGATTCGACTCGCACCCATCGTCAAGGCTGTTGTTGCAATCGAGATTGACGCGGCAGTTAGGGTACACATCCAGGTCGATAAACGCGCGGGTATCAACACCCATGTCGCGGTAGACATCGCGCACGCTCGCATCGGCGCTGATGCACGTGCCATCCTCGCACACCAGTCCCGCCGCGCATCGGTTCCCACACCGGCCGCAGTGCAGGATGTTGACGCTGGTGTTGACGCACCCTCCCGATTGCATGCAGTAGGTGCCTACGTCACACGCGATGGGCGGAGCGTCGATCACGTCGGATGTATCGGGCGTGTCTGCTTGTGCGTCCGGCCGATCACACACGCACACCGGCATCGCGCCCGCGCAGCGCCACGTGCCCAGCGCCGCACCGCAGGCGCAAGAGAGCCCCTCAACCGCGAGGCAAGGGTTTGCGTCGGTGGCGGTGCTATCGGGCGCGGATGAGGCGTCTGGGAGCGATTGCGGGGGTGTTGCGCCGCACGCGGTGATTGCGAGGCAGAGGCAGAGAAGGCGGGTGAGGGTCATGGGGTCACGCGAAGGGTGACAGAGGGCGGGGAGGTTGTAAATCAGCGACAATGTACGTTCGTGTAGTCAGAGCGTCGGATCACTCCACCGCACGAACCCCGTCATTCCTCCGAACGCCTCGCGCACCCTCGCGAGGACCCACGATTCCGACGCGGGCTGCACGCGGAACACGTTGTGTCGCAGTGATTCCCGCACGACCGATTCAACCCCGGCGAGAGATTCGGTCAGAGTAGCGACGTTGAACTCATACCGCACGTCCGTCCACGTACCGGCGTGTTCTCCATCCGTGCAGACGCGCGACTGCGCGCACACGATGATGGTCTTGCTGTCCACGCGGATTGACACGCCTGCTTGCGCGTCTCGCTCCGCGAGTTCCTTCGCATCCTTGTTCTCGCGCGCCTTGCGGGCGACCTCGCTCCAGTCGATGATCATCACTCCTCCGACCCGATCGCGGCTTCGTACTTCCCCAGCGTCTCGCCGTGCATATCGCGTTCGCCCGCGGCCCACTTCTGGAAGGGCGTGCGGGTGATGCCGTACTTCGTGACGAACGTGCGGAGGGGGATGCTGAGCGCCTTCCATCGCGCGCGAAGGGCGGTGTTGCGCGCGGTGTCGTCGC